GCACTGCCAAGTGCATCTCCTCCCGCCCGGCCTAGGCCGGAGGGGGAGATCACTCGATCTCCTCAGGGCACAAAGGCCCCGCCCCCACTACTACGTAGTGGGGACCCACCGCAATTTGATGCTAAGGGCATGCGGGCGCCCAGAACGCTCCAGGTGCGTAACGTCCGGATTAAATCCGGTAGTTAAGCATTTAACTAGAGCAGGCCAACCGTCTATCTCGTTTTTAGGGATATTCGATTTGGTTACAAACGCCCTAATTTCGGGACGCTGGTAACGTCCCCTCACCCGACCCGGGTATAAACTTGGGTCAAGAAAGGAGTGCCTACCAATTCCTGGCGAAGTAGGTGATAAGATAGGATAATGACGAAGTAATTTCGTCAAATACTTATCTAACCATTGGCATGTGGCCCAGTAACCAGCAAAATAAAGCTGGTTACGAAAAGAGGCCATGGCTACTACTTCACTTGCGTTGCGAAGGGTGGTCGGGAATACCGATCTGAGCCTTACGATAGAAACATCGTGGCCAGCATAGTAGTCCTTCCCACACGACTCTCTAAACGAACCAGTATAGAAAGTCTTACCCTTATTGACCTTGAAGCCTAACAGCTCTAGGTCAGTGATAACTTCGCGCACAATGCTTACGGGCATGATTAAATCATCACCGTAAGCTCGTAGTTTCAAAAGTGCCTCGGCTTTTAGCCGGTCACCTTTGAGCGACGGATTGGCCTTACGAAACCGTGAAAAGGCTACAGCAAGGAACACCATAGTCTCTATCGGAAACGTCAAAGCCGAACCCATAGACGCGTATTTGGCCAGGAGTATTTCTCCATGGCCATCTACAACTGCGGTTCTAGATCTGCAAGCATCGATGGCCTCAGCAAAATCGGGCCAGGGAGCAAGCAGTTCTTGTACCAGCAGATTAGATACTCGATCACTAGCCTCGGAAAGATCAACGGTAGCAAGTTCACCACCGAGCGATCCTTCGAGGGCCATTCGCTGGTTAGGCGTTTGATCTTCGAAAGTGATCAATCTTTTGAGAAATTTATCTCTCTCAAAAGTCGAGAGAATAGCGCTAAGTACTGCCTGTTGTGCATATTGCATAGCAGTTGGTTCTATAGCGATAATTCTCGGAGTTTCTAGCGTTTTAGGAACAGAAATAACCCTAACGGGTCGTTCTCTTCCAGGTTCCAGGAAGGTAATTCCCTCGAGATCAGTTCTAAATCGCCAATTGGGAATGATAAATTCCCCAGCGGGTAGGACCGATTCGAGTCTAAGAGTCCAAACAGACTGATTAAACTTCTGGTTACCAACCAGCCGGTCTGCTGTAACTCCTGGTCCATGCTTGGGCATGAAACAATCGAACCGGCCAAATCGAAGTTCTCGATCCAGCCGATTGACTGTGTCACCAAAGAGCATGGAGAAAGAGCGTTTGAACTCCTTTGTAGCCAAAGATCGGCTCCAAACGAGTTCAGAGGCTCGTACTTCCTGATCAACTCGCACATATTCACTCATCGCCTTTCTTCTACGATTTTCTGTACAAGGAAGGTCAATCTTTGCAAAAAGGCCAGAAATCTGCCTAATGGCAATTATTGAATCGATGCTTGGATCTGCGAGCAATTCGCCGCTAGACCGATCGAACACAAGGCAAAGGAAACCCTGTAAGAATACAGGGAGCCCCCCAGAACGGTGAAATCCACCGAACTGGTCGGAGCCCACATAGCCCTGGTCAAGACTTTTTACAAAGTCCTTTCCAAAGCTAGGGAGAGTTATCGTGAGAAACGATAACCCTTCGTGTTCGACACGGGACGTGATTGTTTTCCAATCACGTTCTACTGTAGTGCAGCATCTACTCCCAGATTCATCTAGGAGTACCTTCATGAGCGACATAAGGCTTTTCATACTCTCTCCTTCAACAGGGGATGGGTAATCCATAGCCGAATTGTACACTCTTTGCTGTCAGGTGCACACTGGCTTAAATTAAGAGGGCCAGCTGCAAATCATCACTAAGAAACTAGTTCTCGTCTCCGAGAACCTGAGTGATGATGGCACCAGAAGAAGCTTGCATTTGGGCAATAAACCCATCTACAACCTGCTTCTGCTCGGCTACCGTATAACCTACGGTAGGCACGTCGACAACAACATAAGCACTCATAGAGTACTTAGCGTTGACAGACGTGAGGAAAGGATCGGCCGCAACTTTGTTGTGATCGATCCGAAACATGTGACGCTTGCGCTTCCCAATTTGATGGGAAACGGTCTCTGTCACAAGTCCATCGTTCGACTTGAACTGACCAGAGTTTAGACTCTGGCCGGTTCTCGGCAAGCTGATGGCCACCGAGTTGATAGTTACTGACTGCGGAGTGGCGAGTGCCATTTTCGGCATCGCTCCTTTCTCCTCTTGCGAGGATCCAAACCTTGCCAGGTTTGGTTGGTGTTGGAGGGCGAATCAGCAAATGCAGATTCCCCGCATACATCAGAATCGGGTGATCCCGATGGCTGCTAGGATAGCCTTTTGGCCCACTGAAAGTGAGCCGAAGGTTTTCCCAAAACCGTAAGGTGTTGCACGGAGCCTCCTTTTATTGGTAACTTCCAATTGAAAGTCGGGTATCCGTCGAGTAGGGCCTGCATTAGGAACAAAGAGGCCTGTATTCGTAACGGTATATGTTGTAGCAGTTTTCTGCATCATATATCCGTAATGCAACACAACTGCGTCGTCTCGGAACTTGTTGATGTTAGTGATAACATCGCCAAGATTTAATTCCCAGTCGAGCAGCCAGCTCCACGGAGCTAGATTCCAAAGAATCTCGAAATCTAGATCCAAGCCATAGTCCCACCGCATTTTATCGGCTAAAGCCTTAAAACGTGATACCGGTTCAAGATCCCGGGGCAAAAAGATTCTATAAGCCCCCTTGAACCATGTATCGCGGTGTGTTTCGACTTGTGTCGGGAGAATATTCTCGCCAATAGTGAACTGGCCCCCATGTGCATTGGGGCCAAAAACATTACGGCTAGAAGAAGTCCCCTGACTCGAGGAGAAACTCTCACGCGGAAACTCATAACGCCGTCTGATTAACTTACCTGAATTGTTTTCCAGGTCCTCAATCAAAGACTTTGCATTGAGGGTTAATCGGGAGAAATCAGTAAGATCGGAAACAAATGGCTTTAAGCCAAACCGATCCTCAAGGAAATAGTCAGCGACGCGTTTAACGCCGCCGCTAGTTCCATGATCCTGAAACGCTTTAAGCAAGCGTTTAAATTCTCTAATGGAAAGCTTTGCCGCAAACGGTATTCCGTCACGGCGAAGCTCAACCAAGAACTGCGTTAAGTGTGCTGGACTCTGATCCGGTCGGGTACGAGCTATTGCAGTCGTACCGTAGGCATTGAGATCTGTAACACTCGATGCCTTGGCAGGGAAGACAGCCGCTAGGTTGTCTACATTCGTGGTTTTGGTTATATAACCCCAACCATGACTGGCTGAACCATATTGTTCTAAATAGTTCGGAACATAATGGCCAGCCCATTGCCACAAACGGTGGGACGAAGTATTGTCTACATAAGACATAGAATATACCTTTTGTAGATCAGGAGATGTTACTCTCCACTTCGTAGTATTAAAATTCCCACCTAAATCCGGTTTCAGTCCTTCTATGTCCTTTATTTGGGACCAGAAGGGGTGTCCTTCCGACTCAGTAATCTGAGCCTCGTATAATTCGGGCCCGTACTCCGCAAACTTAATCGGAGTCGGGAAAATACCATTAAAATAGTACCCGAATGCGTACGGTTGAAAATTAGAATCGGACCTAACGGTCCGTTTTCTAATTGTCGTCCGAAACGGATTTTCATCTATACGAGTCATGAGACGTCCTTACGAAGGAATAGGAAGAAAAGATTCTCTTCCTAGGTTCTGCACTGCTGAGTGACGGGAGACCCTAGGGATTCCCG